GGTAAAAGAGCTAGACAATATTTCTTTGATAATAAACCTACATTTAAATCTCTTAGGGATAGAGTACAAAGAGCATCAGCAAAAAAATATCTCAAGGGATTAGATGGCAGAAAGCTTTATGTTCGTAATCAACATTCAGCACTGAACACTTTACTACAGGGAGCAGGAGCTATTGTTATGAAACAAGCTTTAGTTATCCTAGATGATGTGTTAAAATTAAACAACGTAGATTACAAATTCGTAGCTAACATACACGATGAATGGCAGATAGAAGTACCTGTAAACCAATCAGATTTTGTAGGTAGATTAGCAGTAGATAGTATAATAAAAGCAGGTACATTTTTTAACCTTCGCTGTCCGTTGGATGGTGAATACAAGATAGGAGCTAACTGGAGTGAAACCCACTAAAGAAGACAGGAAGAAATTTGATATTGATTTAGAGTATGGAGAGATAAGAGAAGACAAGATAAAGGACATGCTAACCGGTAAGAAGATAGAAGTTAAATCAGAGAAAGGTATGTGGATGAAGACAGGAAACATATGTATAGAGTATGAGTCATGGAACAAACCTTCTGGTATTAGAGCAACTGAATCAGACTATTGGTTTCATAACTTATGTGTAGGAGACAACGAGTTTTGTACCCTTGTATTTAAAACAGATGTACTAAGAACTATCGTTGATAAGCTTGATACATTTAAAACTGTAGCAGGTGGTGACCATAACGCTAGTAAAATGTTCTTAGTTAATCTCCAAAAGTTATTCTCATCAGATGTTATAAAAGCATTTAAGGAATCTGAAGATGAAAAAAAATAAAGAAACACTTGACACATCTACTCAAGAAGTATATAATAAACTGTCGGCTAAGAAAATAACAGCTGAATCTGGTCATTGGTATACCCAAGAGGGAGACCCAATGTACACAGTCATAGGTGCTAATGGTAAGGAAAGAAACACTACCCTTAGAGATGCTAAGAAAGATAACCTAGTACCTTCTGTCACTACCATTCTTAGTATGATAGCCAAGCCTTCATTAGAGAATTGGAAAATAAACCAAGCACTTAACTCTGCCCTTACCTTAGAGAAAAATGTATTGGAATCCACAGAAGAATTTGCTTACAGATGTAAGATAGATTCTAAAAGGATTGGTCAAGAGGCTGCAAAAAAAGGTACTGAGATTCACGCTATGATTGAACGAGGATTCTTAGGAGAAGAAGAAACAGAAACTTACTGTATCATTAAGAACTATTTAAATGATAACTTCCCTAACGAAGAATGGATAGCAGAAGCTTCCTTCTGTGCTGACTTGGGCTATGGTGGTAAGATAGATTTATATTCTAAGTCTGGTATCTTTGTTGACTTTAAAACTAAGGACAACTTAGAAGGTAAAGACCCTGCTAAATTAGTATACGATGAACATGGTATGCAGTTGTCTGCTTATGCACAGGGCTGTGGGTTTACGGATGTAGAAAGAGTATCTATATTTGTAGACAGAAAAGATACTGGACTAATCCTTACCCATGTTTGGGACAGGGATACACAACAGAAACACACAGAAATGTTTAATGCTATCTTAACTTATTGGAAGCTTGTCAAGAACTATGACTCGGCTGTAGTATAATGGTAGGCTTTAGAAAACCTAGGAAGATAAGACCTAAAGAAAAAGATTTACCTAAAGGGTATGACTCTAAGTGGGAGCATACCTTACATGAGACAGTCCTACAAGACTGGGAACACCATTGGGAATTGATTCCTTACATAGTCAAGCATAAATATGAGCCTGACTTTGTAAAAGAAATTGATGGTATCACCATCTTAATTGAAGCCAAGGGTAGGTTTTGGGATTACCCTGAGTATAGTAAGTACATACATATACGAACAGCACTACCTGAGAATACTGAGTTAGTGTTTTTATTTCAGAAACCTTTTGCACCTATGCCCGGAGCTAAGATGAGAAAGGATAGAACAAAAAGAACTCATGCTGAATGGGCTGAGACAAATAATTTTACATGGTACAGTGAAGATACTTTACCTTTAGACTGGGGAAACTATGAGCTATAAATTTAATGAAGACAGAGTATTAGAAACAATTAAACAACACATTGATACTACCTACAACCAACACTATGCCAATGGTAAGTACCAAGCAACTGATATGATACTAGATGCCGGACATGGAGAAGGTTTTTGTTTGGGTAACATCATGAAGTACGCCATGAGGTATGGAAAAAAGCAAGGTAAAAACTCAGAAGACTTGCTAAAGATAATACACTATGCTATAATAGCACTCTATTTACAGAAGGAAAACAAAGATGGTTGAAGACAAAGTAGGTATCAAGGAATATCTTGGTATCAAAATTAATTACAGTAACGAAAAAAATTTAGATAAGTTCAGCCTTGATACACTCAAGGATAGATACTTATGGGAGAATGAAACACATGCACAAGAAGCGTTCGCAAGAGCAGCCGTCTTTGGAGCCACCTACAAAGGTCACACAGATTTTGAATTGGCTCAAAGACTTTACCACTACAGTTCCGCTTGTTGGTTCATGTTTAGCACTCCTATTCTTAGCAACGGGGGAACAAGCCGTGGTCTTCCTATTAGCTGTTTCCTTAATTACGTACCTGACAGCCGTACTGGTTTATCAGATCATTATGATGAGAACATATGGTTGGCAAGTTCAGGTGGAGGTATTGGTGGATATTGGGGTGACATTCGGAGTAACGGTGTATCTACTACTCACGGCAGTAAGTCTACTGGTTCTATCCCTTTCATGCATGTCGTAGATTCTCAGATGTTAGCCTTTAACCAAGGCACTACAAGACGAGGTAGCTATGCAGCTTACATGGACATTAGCCATCCCGAGATAGAAGAGTTTATTAACATGCGTAAAGAATCCGGTGGTGATATCAACAGGAAGAACCTTAACCTACACAACGGTATTAACATTACCAATGAATTTTTACAGGCTGTTGAAGAAGACGGAGACTTTAGATTGGTTGACCCCAAATCAAATGAAGCTGTTAAAGTTGTAAATGCTAGAGACCTTTGGTGGCAAATCATTAACGCTAGAGCAGAGACAGGTGAGCCTTACATGATTAACATTGACACATGTAGCGAAGCTTTACCTAAAGAACAAAAATCTTTAGGTTTAAAGATTAAACAAAGCAACCTATGCTCAGAGATTACACTAGCAACCAACGAAGAAAGAACAGCAGTGTGTTGTTTATCAAGTGTAAATTTAGAATACTTTGATGATTGGTCAGAGAACCCTATGTTCATAGAAGATTTAATAACCATGTTGGACAATGTTTTACAACATTACATTGACAACGCTGTCGATACAGATAACTTAGGAGAATACAATGCCAATTTTAAAAGGTTTCAAAAACATATTAAGGAAGGGAAAGAAGGCTTTCTTAAATCTGCTTACTCTGCTTATAGAGAAAGGTCATTGGGCTTGGGTGCAATGGGATTCCATTCGTATCTCCAGTCACGCAGCTTACCTATTGAGGGTATATATGCTACGGGATTTAATCACAAAGCATTCAAATACATTAAGAGACAAGCTACCAAAGCATCTGAAAAACTTGCAGAAGAACGTGGAGAAGCTCCTGATATCAGTGGCAGTGGCAGGAGGAATGCTCATCTCCTCGCTGTTGCTCCTAATGCCAGCTCTAGTATTATTTGTGGTGGGACATCTCCTTCTATTGAGCCATACAGGGCTAACGTATATACACACAAAACTTTATCCGGTTCGTTCCAAGTTAAAAACAGACACTTAGAAAGTTTGTTAGCTGATAAGAAACTAACTAAGGATGAACTTAAAGAAATTTGGAAAGACATTGCAGGACATGAGGGTTCAGTACAACACCTTGATATCCTAACAGATGATGAAAAAGAAATATTTAAAACTGCAAATGAGATTGATCAAATGTGGCTAGTAGAACACGCTTCTAAACGCCAAGAGTTTATATGTCAAGCACAGTCAGTTAATTTATTTTTTACTATACCAACAGCTACAGAAAAACAAGAGGTGCATGATGAGTATATGCAATATGTTAACGATGTACATTGGTATGCTATGAAGAAACTAAAATCTTTATATTACTTTAGAACAAACGCTGCTAGAAATGCAGAGAATGTTAACACTAAAGTTCAGCGTATTAGACTTGAAGATACTGAATGCATTTCATGCGAAGGATAATATGATACAACAAAAATTTAACAAACTAAACGAGAAATAACATGAGCCTATTAGACACAAGAGACTATTATAAACCTTTCGATAATCCTTGGATGTTCGATTACTATGTACTACAGAATCAAATGCATTGGATGCCTGAATCTGTAGCACTACACACAGATGTAAAAGATTGGCAAGAGCTATCAAAGCAAGAGAAGTATTTACTAACACAAATC